ACATGTCAGTGAGTTTAGACTTAGATGGATCACCACGTAGGATAGAACCAACCTTGGTGAGAAGCTCAACGTCATTAGTTAAAATACGCCGAATAGCTTCAGCAATACCAGGGGTGTGTTCAGCCGTCCAATCCGCAAAGGACTTGAACGATGGATGACCGGAACAGTAATCCACTTGCTGTAACGCCCGAAACGAGTCCATTAGGCTTAACCAATCAAGAGTAGGGTGCAAAGCAGCCCAATTCTCAGGCTCAGGAGATGGCGAGTGTTCTCTAGACATCATGCGACCAAGGGATCGCATAATTGAGCGAACACCGGGATATGTACCCTTACCATTTGAAAACGACCGGTGGTAGTTCATCTGCAAGAATGAACAATAGTCCCGGTCAACCGACGTCTTCTCCTGAGAAATCCGCATGCCACAATCATGCTCGACGTAATAACACATCCTTTCCTTAGTCATGCCACCACTGAAGGTGACTAACGCGTCATCACCCTGGATGAGCAGGTCGACGACGCTGCACTTAGCCCTAGCGGCAACATAGTGCATAATCAGGAAGTTCACTAACGAATCGAGAAGGTTCGTGAGTTTAGAACCTGACGGTACCCCGCCCATTCGGTTTTCACCGTGGTAGTACTCAGCACTACCGGGCACGAAAAGGCCCGTCCGCTTAAATGAGCATCGTAAATACTCAATCAAGACCGCGGCCGCTGGTTCGAACCAGAAAGCGAGGGCATCAAACACCACGTCGATGAGTTCGTTGGGAACGGACGCATCGAATCCACTGAAGTCTATCGAGTACATGACCCGCCTCGACCTCATGACCCTGGACACACTCCTATCTACGGCAGCGCGGGAAACCCACGCAACGAAGTTGTCCTTCTCCCATAACCTGACATAAAGTGGAGAAAAGACCATACCGTTCAGGATGTTTGTCACGCGTGATATGCCATATATCACCCTCGACTTGGCAAACTTGCCACGCCCCCGAATGTCAGAACGCGTACCTAAAACGCCAGGATACTGACTAGCATGACGGCAATCGCAGCCGTCCCCGAGTACACGCTCAGCTTCGTTAAGATACTCGAGGGGGGACTCCACTGCACTTACGAACCAAGGCCAACCGCAGTTGGCACGCTTCTTGAAGTCAAACGCCGCGGTCACGACGTCGATCGTCTTCAAGGAGGATTTACCTAACAGATTGAACAACGCA